CCCTGAGCGTCAAACGTAACCTTGGCAGCAGTCGCGCCAGTAATGCTATTTGAGTGATTAATTTCACCAGCAGCGGTAACACCCAAGCCAGAACCAGGCTTGACCGCACCAGTTGTTGATGAAGTTGCGACTGGAATATCACCAGCAGCAATCGCTCTACCGCTAGTGATCAGACCATTGGCGTCATATTGAACAATGTGGTTCTCAGAGGTTTCTGCAGTAACGGTGTTGTCAATGGTGATCGTGTCACCAGACATCGTCAGGCCATTGCCGTTGACAATGACGCCGCCTTTAGCAGAAGTTGTTGCAGTCGGAAGATCCGTTCCGATGATTGCCCTATAGCCAACCGTGCCACCGGCACCAGTAGGGCCAGCAAGGAACTGCGCGGCTGCAGACGTATCGTCCAGCGTCGTGCTGACAGTAACTGTGTCACCACTGGTAGACGTGGTGATGTTGACGATGCCACTGGTACTGCCGTTGACAACGTTGATTGAGCCAGCACCTTTGACACTTGTCCAAGCTGACCCCGACCACACATAGATTTTTGAATCATCAGTATCTAAAGCGACCTGTCCCACAAAAGAGCCAGACGCAGGCAGCGTTGACACAAGCGTCACGCTGGAGTTATCAGCCAATTTGGCTGCCGTCACAGCCGAATCGTTGATTTTCGCAGTTTCGACCGAAGACGCTGCCAGTTCTGCAGTGTCAATCGCTCCAGCAGAAAACAGGATCTTGGCGCTTGGAATCGTTGCGTCAGAAATCAGGGTTGTGCCATTTGCGATCAGGTCACTGACCGTCAGCTTCTTAGTTTCACTTGCGCTGTCGTCAACGACAGCAACCACATCAGCAGCGACCAAATCAGCCCCAGCCAGGCTGTTAAGGGCACTGATCTTTAGGTCAGCCATAAAACCTTCGCATTAACCACGATGGGCTCATCATAGAGCGGTCATAACTATGGATCCAGCAAAACAGCTTGATCTGTTCCCTGTTCTAACAACAGTTCGCCGTTGTTCTCTTGCAACATCTTGCGCTCGACATCAAGGTCCATGCGGATCTCGATTTTGCTTGTGGTGACAAAATCAGCAGTAATTTGAACTAGTTGGCTTGTCGTGAACTGAACAGCGCAAGCGCTCAGCACTCCATCGAATTCATACCAAATAGCGTCATTAAGAGCGTCTGCATGGCCCGAAGGGTTATAGCCAGCAGTTTTGAGGTAAAACCGCCCTTTAAACGTGCTGCCGACTTTTGTGCGAAGAACTAGCTCTAGCAAGTAATTTGGCAGCTCTTTTGTGGTATCTCCTGTGTACTCCCATTCACAAGCCATACGGCCTGAACCAGACATCAAGGTGCCAACCCGATTGCGAAACTCATCAGACAACGCCGTAACGTCAACGGTTTCACGCTCAGTGTTTAGCTCATAGCTTTGAACTCGGCCAAGAATGCGATAGTCGCTGTTCTGAACAACAACCCTAATTGGGATGTTATTTGCAGGCGTTGCCAATGCAGTAGCGTTTGTTGTGCCACCACCTACAGCATGGGCAAAACTGTCATAAAGACGAATGCCGTCTAGCTCATCAACGTAAATAAACTTTTTAACGCTAGTTTTTGTGTAACTGTCAATAAAGTCAAGATCAGAGCCATCTGTACTCGTAATCTCAATCTGATCACCTGTTAATAGCTGCCCATGGTCAAAATCAAAACTAAATCGCTTACTGGTTGCGTTGACGTCTGAAGGGTTGATTGTTGAACGCAAATCGCTGCCGTCAAACTCGCGCTTGAGTTCAACTTGCCCGAAGTTACCTAAATAAACGCTCATGAGATAGTAACCGTAGACAACGCCCCTGTTCCTTGGAATGAAATTTGAGCCCGCACAATGTCACCAGTCGAGGCGCCAATAGATGCGCTGGTGATGTAAGCCGTCAGCTTGATGTCATTGTTATCTGCCCCATCGACCCAACGAAAGGTCAGCTCAACAGTGTCAGAGCTGCTGACACCTGCCGTGCCAGTCTTATAAAGCTTGTTCAGCAGATCAGTTGTATTGATATTGTTGCTGTCGTCTTTGTAATACAACAACGTTGCGTTGCCGGTATAGCCAGAAATGCCAGGCGTATAACTTCGAATGTTCTCGTTCAGCGTTGTAGTTTCAAGCGTTTCAAGATTTGCAGACAGCGAAAAACTCACGACCTTGGCGAGGGTCGTGCCAGACAGCTGCATCACGCCATCTCTGCCGGTGTAAACCTTTGCCATTACGCCACCGCTCGCAATGACACTGTAACGCTGCTAATACCCGGACGCACTGCTTGTACTTGCGGCTCAGCGTCATAACGCCACTTTGTACCTGATGGTGCGTCTAAAGTTGATGTCGCTCCAGACCATCCTTCAAATACAGCTGATGGCAACGTGAATGTGCGGAATGTGCCGAGCTGATCACTGTAATCGTCCAAAAACAATTCAGCATTGGCGTCTGTGACGTTGGTGTAAGACAGACTTAGCACTGCGTTAGTACGCCGTGATCCATAAAGGATGCGAACTTCCGCGCCAGACTGCGCGTTAAACCGCTTGTTTGGAAAATCTCCTGGGGTGAACTGACGACCTGTTGGTGTTAAAGACGGAAATGCCATTATTCAAGAACAGTGAAGTTGGCTGGCGTCAGAACATCCTTAGCCACGATGCTAACGCCAGACGCATCAGTAGGCACTTCAATTGCCGTGATAGACACTAGGCCGTCTTCCTCCAAGCTCAACTGCTCAATTTGGTAGACGCTGTAATCCGTGCTGCCGCTCAGCAACGTAAAAAACGTTCCATTGAAAGTTGAATCGGTGACTGCGTTATCCGCAATGGTGATCTGCGTCTCGCTAACCTCCTGTGTCGCCGGGTTGTAAACCACTGCTTCATACGTTCCATCTTCAATCGTCGTGATGCTCACAAGCGTTCCAGCATCTGTAATCGCTCCGTTTGCTGCTGAGCTATAGGTGCTTGCCTCAGTGATTACGCGAATGTATGAGCCAGGCTGCACACTCAAGGCGTCGGGAATAGTCTTGAAACTCACGGTCTTGGTAACACGACGACGACTGCTCATCAAGAACCGTGCTGTACGCAATGCTTGCTCCTTATTGGTGCAAAAATCGCTCAAATCGAATGCTTCTTCAGTAACAGCACGTTGATCGACGGGCAAGTCAGCCCACTGCACCAAAACTGAAGCTTGGTAAGGCAAATCGTTTTGCACTGTGACGCGCCAAGTCACAAGCCCGCGAATGTTGGTGCGCTGGGCAACGTCGATGTACTGCAACTGCAATGAGTTTTCAATGATGTTACCTGCAGTGAAAATTTGCTCTACCTGAATTGGATCAAGGCTGATCTCGTGATTCGAGTTAAAAGGCAAAGCAGGCTGCATTCCAAAGCGCCCGTTTTTAATCGTGAACGTGCAAAGCTGTAACGGCGCATTGTCATACAAGAAACTGCGGAAGCTTTCGCTGTCCTCAACTACGGTGTCAAAGAAAATTCTGTTGGCACGCAAGAATCGCGCAGTGGTACGGAGTGAATCTTCATCAATTAGCTCCGAAGGCACGATGTTGCCAACACCCTGTGTCTTGTTTGACAGCAAGTAATAAACAAGATCGGCAAACAGATTGCTCGGCTTGTTATCGCCCTCAATCAACCGTTCCACAGGGATTCCTTCGTCGGAATACAGTCGCAGCTGATTTAGTGACGTGATCTGTCCAGTTGATTTAATTGCAAGTCCAATCGTGGACATGCCGTCATATTTGGGCAAGCTTTCGTTAGAGATGTATTCGTTAACAAAGACGACTGTGTGCTCTGGACCTGACTCGTTTGACTTGGTTAGTTCTGTGTAGTGACTGCAATCTGCAATTTGAGAGTTTTGCTCAAAAACACGGTCGCCTGTGCGAAGTTGACCGGTATAACTCTCAGTAACAGATTGAACAACAAAACGAGCGGTTACTTTTCTGTACTCAGGCCCCTCAAGTGCTGCACCTCTGCGGAATCTGTTTCCAAGGCTTATATCTTTTGTGATAGAAAAAGTTTCCTGTGGCGACCAGTCGCCTGTAGCTGTTACAACCGTATAGACTACACTCCAATAATACTTACTGCCAAAATTTGCATCGATGTATTTTTGGCCTACATCGACGTTTTTTGTTCCAAAAACGGACGTTGCTTGAATCTTAATTGTAATACTTTTGTCGCCCTTGACCTCTTGATGTTCTACCGACTTAGTCGTGTTTCTGTTTTCATCAGCAGGGCCTAAAAACTCCGTAAGCCAAGCGTGCTTTACAAGAAAAACGTTTCCCGTGTCGGAAACATAGCTCAGCGCTTCAATGCTGCTTGGGAGACTTCCCTGCAGTATGTCTCGCACTGTCTTACTAGGATTTGTAAATAGTTCTTCGTTCGTTCTAAGTGACTCAACACTTACTTGTCGCCCCTGAACAGTAACCCGGAACTTTCCGTATTTGCCAGAGTCAAGATCTTCGCCGAATCCTGTGTCCTTATAGGCAACACCTTCAGCAGCATCCAATAAAGTCACAAAGTTGCTGTCAACACTGTTGATTGCAATATCCGATCCAGTGCGTGGAACAAGCTTGTACTCGTAATAGCCAGGAGTCTCTGGCCTTATTCGCAGATAGTTTGTCTGTGTAATTGGAGCGCTACCCTGCACACAGAAAACTTTTTGCAATCTTTTCCATTCGTTTTCAGCCTGGCCGTGCTCCTTGACTGGACGAACAAAGATTGAGAAGCAAGATGAACGCTTGAAATATTTGTCCATGCGAGGCGTGGACACGGTCACATCGTCATCATCGAGCTGACTTAATTTCGCAGGCGAAGGAATTGCATTAAAGTTGCACAACCCTGATGCACGGTTCCAAACCTGACTCTGAATTCCAAGCTCGATAACTTCAGTGTCACGACGAACTGGACGAATCGTTGCGACATGCTCGCGGCAAAGCGTATAGAACGCTGCTCCACAGTGCTTCAACGGAGCAAACTGATCGCCGTCATATCCCCCTAAAGGCTCTTCAACAGTCCTCCTGCCCGCAATACCAATTTCTGGTACTCCATAAATTTCAACGCATTCGAGATCAACGTATAGAACCCCATCTTCCAAATCAGAGCCTTCTCTAGCTTTAACAACCCAGCTGCTTGCGCCAATAATCCATTTCGTGCCAAGGGCCAATAGATCTGAAGCTCTAGTTCTCCAGCTTTTTGCACTGCTAATAAGATCTTTTAAATTAACTTCAGTGCCACCAAAGTTTGCTTCGGTCAGATCTTCCCATACTCCGTCTCTGTTATCAATTTCAAATCTAACCGTATCGCCAACAGCAACTGTTACAGCAGACTGAGATGTATTCGGACGCTTGTTTCCACTGTTTTCATTGCCGTTATGACTAATGATCCCCATGTGACGTGAATATGCCCTGCCTACGCCAGGCATCCCCTGTTGTTCGGGCTTTCTATCCCTGTTAATAGAACCAGCGTCAAAACCAGCAATTTTTCTACGCAACCCTCGCACTTCAGGTCGTGCGTCTGAATTTTTCATCGCCGCGTCTGTTGCGCTTACAACCTGCCAGTTAAAGCGATAAGCAGTGCCGTTATGAATCGGTGTACTGGTGCCAAATGCCGTATCGCCACTAGGCGTGTACGCCATTGAAAAACCATTACTAAATTGACCGTCTTTGGTAGGTGCAGTAAAAATTCGACGGCCTACCGTTCCAGTCGCCACCGAATCTTTTGTTGCTTCGTCAGTGCCGTCAGTGCCATAACCTGGCGGGGAAGCAGGACGATTGTTGTCCTTTTTCGAAGACCAGTACAACGCAAAGTCTCTATCGCTTAAAGAGCTAAGAGCTGACGTTCCAATCAAAATGCCGCCAAGGTCAGGCGTGTCAACGCCGAACTCGCCTGCGACATAAACGCCTTCATATCCTTGATATGCACCGTATGCGTAAAGACGACTCCACACCAACGCAGGTGCGAGAATCAATCCGCCAGTAAGCTCGTCATCCGCTCCGGTGCCCCTTTTGCCGAATGGAATAGGAATTGGCTGGTTTAATTCAGCCAAACTTGCAACATTGTCAAAATTAGTGGACTGATTAAAACGTGTCGGACCAATTTGATCAGCTAGTTGCTTGCGCTTAATTTTGGGATCTTTTGGAGCGAGAAGAACACTAACTGCAGTGAGCGCCAAACCAATTGCGAGGTTTGTAGCAATAATCGCTCCTGTACTTTTTGCGGCCGCTCCACCAGCCACAGTTGCTGTTGGCCCAGCTAAGCCTGTCGACGCTGCTAATCCAGCACCAATCGGGCCGGCCTGGAGAATGGCTTGAATATCAGGAATATGTGCATACTCAGCAGGGCGCACATGCGCCTTCTGCATTGCATAACGTACAAACTTTTTATACTCTTCTTCGCTACAACCAAGCGCATTAACTAGCGTTTTTTCATACGGTAAGAGCGGCGGATCATAAGATTGCGAACCGGTTTCCAGTCCACTGCCGATATATACGGATTGATGTAAAGGACGCCACTCT